AATCAGTTGGTTTATTCTTTACAGTTGGCTGATTCTTTCGATAATCTACTGCGCTGGCTTTATCATCTTAAAGCTGATTGATTACATAAGAAAGGAACTGGACTTATGAGGAAAAGAAAAGGCAAGAGTATCAAACTGGTTAAGACCGAGGAGTACAAAGCGGTAAAAATCTTTGTCGATATAGACGATGATCTTTACGAGGCCCTAGCCGAAGCTGGCAAGCAACACATTCTCAAAGACAAGCTGGCTTGCTTTGAGTACGCATTAAACAAGGCATTGCTGGAACTTTGCGAGGAAGTCAAATGAGCGAGTTTAAGCAGAAGGTTTTGACCGCAGCCGTAGACCGCTATGTGTTGACACCAACTCAGTGCATGATGCTGCGCCAAGATGCGGAAGTGATCGGGATGAAGCGTGCGACTGTTATGAAGAAGGATGGGACGACTAGGAGGTCGTTTGCCAGAAGCTGCTCGTCTTGCTGGGTTCCGATGGCTCCGCACTACAAGTGGCTTTACTCAATCGTAAACGAATTGACTATGGCGGTAAACGCCTAGCATTACCGCTTTGACATTACGGGCGTGCAACAGTTGCAGATCCTAAAGTACAATCCACTCCAGCAGTTCTGGTGGCACTACGATACCTACACATCCGAAGCACCAGTTCGCAAGATGACGATGGTGGTCAATCTGTCCGCGCCCACCGAGTACCTTGGAGGTGGGTTGCAAGTTAAAGCCGACATTGAGAATGCTAGGTTTATCCGCGAGCAAGGGGCGGGTTGCTGGTTCCCCTCCTACATCGAACATCGTGCGCGTGCGCCTATCTTTGGTACGCGCTGGGTATTGGTCGCTTGGCTAACTGGACCAGCTTGGCGATGAACATTGACGATCAGATCCGCTTAGTCGGAGTAATCGCAATTGGCCTTGGGCTGTTGACATTGCTGTGGGGAAATAAATGACCCACGCTGCCAATCTGCCTCGCCATTTGTACGTCAAGTGCGATATGGAGTTTGTATCTGACGGCCAGAAGCAAGGCATAGAGGACGCTGTGTGGTTTGGACTCACAGCAATTCCTGGCCGAGCTTGGGGTTGTACTGTTATGCTCAAGTGCGGTGCGCTGTACCGAGGCTTGCCATTGCACGCTCTGGCTCACGGCGAGATTGCAATTATGGATTGGGACATTAACGATGCACAACGCTGGGATTGTTTTGGATGGGATTTTGTATGTATTGAATATACATACTTAATGGGTCTGTCCTGCCGAGTGTGGATCGCCAGCAAGAAGGATTGGGAGGTTGGTCGCTACCTATTCACAGCAGAGCCTTACGGAGATGGGTTCTCTATGTCTCCAAGCCAAACCAAGTCACACCATTTTATCGCACTTAACAATGGACGCATCACGGCTGTTCCAGGTAACAATGTGCTTTGGAAAGAATCAAGCTTCACTACTCCAAGCGAGAAACCTGGCTGGCTGCGGACGCAGTCGCAGGTCTGGCATGGAGAGCAGGCCACATGGGACAATGTGGTTGGTGAAGAAACAGCATAGGAGGTCACAATGCCACTAGGTAAGAACGTAAGTAAGAACATGAGTGAGTTAGCGGCGGATAACCGCAAGAAGGGTAGCGAGCGTGGAGCAGGCGGTAAGCCGCGCTCACGCGAGCAGATGATTGCCATTGCTCTGTCAGCAGCAGGCAAGAGCAAGCCACGCAAGTTTCGGATGCGGTCAGGATCGTAATGCTGGTTGAGGCAGCGTGAAATCAATTTACAAATACGCACGGCTGGAGGTGAATGCGCTGGCCGAGATGCTGGACAAGAACGCCTGCCAGCCTGGGCAGTTGCTGGAATCAAACGTGTCACCCCTAGCGTGGATTATGAATCAAATGCTCTACGATAAGTTTCACGGTAATGGCTGGGTGTTGAACCTACTCACGGGAGCTTTTGAAAAGGCATGACTATAGGGGCTAGAGACAGACTCAAATGGTCGCGTGATATGCTTCTCATCGCACGCGATAAGCTAGCCATAGAGAGGGATCGCGTTTCTCATGGCCACGCGATTGATATGATCCAGATCATTACGATGGTGGATGCAGCGGCCCTGATAGCGAAGGAGATATTGGAGGCAGAAAAAGGATTGACGCAGTAAGGCGGAACAATAGAAAGGAACACCAAATGAGCGCACTATTAGATTGGATCGTTGTCGGAGCAGGGCTGGCAATAGGAAAACTTATTGTGGCTGTTGCAGTGATTGCTGTAGTCGCAGTAATCCTTGCCGTGATCTTTATTATAGAGGAGAAAACAAAATGAAACTATGGACAAATAACACAAACGCAATTCACAAAGTCGATGACAATATGCTCTACCCTCGCACCACTTATGTGTTGCCCGATGAGCTAACTGGACCAACCTGGGACGATTCAATCCCTTGCCCACACAAGATCAAGCCCTACTACAAGGGGCGCGCTGCTGGTGGAGCAACAGCCGTCTACCGCGCTGGGGCAATTGGTGACGCGATCATCGCTACTGCCTTCGTCAACTACTTGGTGCAAGAGTCGGGCGGGGTTGTGGAGGTTTACGCTCCTGCTCGTAACTTGCCTCTCTACGCTGGGCTGGGCGCAAGGCTGTGGCCGTTGCCATCCTCGCTGGAAGCTTGGGATTCTTTTGATGCGCACTTGCCAACGGACGATTTGTTCAGCGGGCAGGTAGGCAACACGAAGCTAGGCACTGGTCCTGGTAACTGCTACCAGAGGATCTACGAGTGGATGGGGGTATGGGATGAGAAGACGATGGCTAAGTATTGTAAGCCAGTTCTACATCTCATCGAACCAGACCACGAAGAGTTGAAGGCGATGGGCAAGTGGCCGTTGCCTAGTCCGTTCTTTGCCTACCACGTTTCGTCCAGCGGTCCGACCCGCACCTATCCGCCAACGATGGGGCAGGAAGCGGTGCTGGCGTTGCTTGAGGCTTACCCAAAACATCACGCTGTAATTATTGGACTGGATAACTCAAACAACTTTAAGGTTGATCATCCGCGAGTGATTGACCTATTCAACTGCACCAAGGCTGTGCGCTCGTTGTTCCCGATTATCAGCGGGGCTGACTTTGTTGTCGCACCCGATAGCTCAGTCAATCACATGGCTGCTGGATTGGATACGCCGTGTGTGTCGTTGTGGGGCAGCTACGACCCACGAGATCGTATGAGTTTTTATCCCAAGAACGTCTCGATATTCAAACCCGATACCTGCCCACACGCGCCTTGCCGTCCGCACGCTGGGTTGCCGCAAGCTAAGTGTAAGGATGCGAGCAATCGCACCCCGAAGACCCAATACTGGTGTAACGCCCTGCGGAATATAACGGCGCAGGATATTGTTGAGGCATCCAGAAAGGCAATAGAACTAGAAAGCAAATAACTAACTGGCGTTGTGGTATGCAAGGAGATCTTGCATCGGGCGTTTCCTCAGTGTGTCTACCCCTTGAATCAGAGCCAGTTTGAATTTTAATATGAAGACTCCTTTAATCATATCATTCGGAGGAGGGACAAATTCAGCAGCGATGCTGATTGAAATGCAGAAGCGCGGGGTTATTCCAGACCTAATTTTGTTTGCAGATACTGGTGGTGAGCTACCGCAGACTTATGAGTTTGTTAAGATATTTTCTGATTGGTTGGTTAAGCACGATATGCCAGAAGTGGTTACCGTGAAGTACGCCAGGGAAACTCTAGAAGAGAATTGCTTGCGCCAGAATATGCTGCCAAGTCTGGCCTACGGATTTAAGGGATGCTCGCAGAAGTACAAGATCCAGCCCCAGGATAAGTTCGTCAACAACTGGCAACCAGCCAAGGATTGCTGGAAGGCTGGCGGTAAATGTTTGAAGCTTATTGGGTATGACGCTGGCGAGCATCACCGAGGTAAGATACCAGAGGACAAGAAGTACATCTATGAGTACCCGCTAGTGCGTTGGGGTTGGGGCAGAAAGAAGTGCGTTGAGGTTGTGGCAGAGGCTGGGTTCAAGCCAGCCAAGTCATCGTGCTTTTATTGCCCAGCAATGAAGAAGCATGAGGTTCTTGATCTTGCCAAGAACCACCCTGCTCTGGCAGAAAGAGCAATAGCAATGGAAAACAATGCTCACCTTAAAACTGTTGTTGGTCTTGGTCGCAACTGGAAGTGGGAAGACTTAATCAGATCAGATGCAAGCCAAATGAAATTATTTGAGGACCTGCCAGACGAAGTGCCTTGCGGGTGTTATGACGGATGACAACAGCACAACGGCAAGCTGAAGAGATCGTCGGCCAAGTGGATTGGCAGTCCGAGAACCATGGGCTGTGCAAGTGTCCAGGTGAGGCTGCTCATACCAGCCACACTCGCATCAGAGATACAACGGTGTTCGTAGATGGCGCGCCGACTATCTTCTGCTGGCATACTTCCTGCACGCCGTATCGGGATGAGGCCAACCGCAAGCTGCGAAGAGCTATAGGTGGCGATGTTCTTTACAAGCCAGTAAACATCATGTCGGGTGGTACTGCTACGCCTAAGTTAATCATCAAGAAAGACCCGCACGCCGAGGTGTTGGATAGGATTAAGACGATCGCAGAGTCAAACAAGCAGCGTTACCTGACCCACTACAATTGGGACCCAGCCGATATGTACGAGGAGAGTCCAGTTAAGCTAGGCGATCCAGCGCAGGACTATCAGTTGTTCCTCTCGATGTTTAATGTCGCTGACAATATCTGGATTGGCGATGTCAAGGACAGCGGAAGGCATCCGCAGAACTTTAGATCAGCTTGGGATTGGAAGAAGTTGGACGAGCCAATCGGGCAGTACACCACTGGCGCGACCTACAAGCTGGATACGGTTAGCAGATCCAATGATACCGTTGAGCATAGGGTGTTCTTGGTTGTCGAGTCCGATGTGTTAACCAAGCCAGAGATGGGCGCGGTGTTCCAACTGATGCGCGATTTATTTAGCATGAAGCTACACGCCGTTGTGGATACTGGCGGAAAGAGCTTGCATGGTTGGTTTGAGATGCCACCAAAGAATGAATGGGTGGATCAGTTAAAAGCTTTTCTTATCCCGTTGGGATGCGATCCTGCAACATTCAAACCCAGTCAACCCGTTAGGATTCCTGGGGCAAAAAGAAACGACAAGATGCAAAGCCTGCTTTGGTTTTGCAAAGGAGGAAAATGATAGAACCAGCCGTAGCACTTGGTATCAAACCCAAGACCGATGAGTGGCC